ACTACTCTTCCTCAATGGTCGTCATTGGAAGGTAATTTTAATCGTCACAATGCAGTATCCTTTGGGTGTGCCTCCAACCCTTAGAACGAATATAGATTATGTTTTTATTTTGCGAGATAATTATATCGCAAATCGCAAAAGAATTTATGAAAATTATGCCGGCATGTTTCCGACATATGAATCGTTTGCACAGGTCATGGACCAATGCACAGAGAATTATGAGTGTTTAGTCATTAATAACAACGTAAAATCCAACAAATTACAAGATCAGGTGTTTTGGTACAAGGCAGAAGCACACAATGACTTCAAATTGGGGTCAAAAGAATTCTGGGAATTGTCTAAGGGTGTCCAATCCGACGACGAAGAAGAACAATATGACCCTGCTAATACAAAGAAACGCGGTCAAGGTCCGAAAATTAACGTGAAAAAGACAAAGTGGTAGAGTTGTTTTTTAAAAAATTGATTTTAAAAATAAAAGCAATAAGAACTCAAAGATATACATCACTTACATATATAATATGACGCACCAAGCGTTGAACATTGTTGAACTTATTGAAACAAATCCCATCACAAGGTTAAATCAGACGTATAATGTGAAATTATTAGATAAAATTAAAACAAATTTCACAGAATATGAACAACAATTGTTTCTTACTAGCTTTTATTGCTATTTGAACTATAATAAAAAGACGGATTTTATCATTGATTTAGATAATATATGGGGATGGTTAGGTTTTGCGTCTAAATTTAATTCCAAAAGATTATTAGAAAAATGTTTTATTATTGAAAAAGATTATAAAACATTACGTCTCACTCATGAGAAGCAAGAAGTTACAACTCACGGAGGTCATAATAAAGAAATCATTATGTTAAATATCGAGACCTTTAAAAAATTTTGTATGAAAGCAGGAACAAAAAAAGCAGATGAAATTCACGATTATTATATAAAATTGGAAGAAATTATTCAAGAAATTTTGGAAGAACAAAATACAGAATTACAACAACGACTTGAAAATGAAAAAGAAGAAAAAGAAAAATTAAGCGAAGAACTTGAAACAATTAAGAGTAATAAAACAACCCTTTATATTTATAATATTGATAATAGAGTAGTTCCATCTGAATTAAAAATTGGAGTAACTTTAAATTTGCATAAAAGAATAAAACCTTATAAACAAATTTCAAAAAATGGTAATGTTGAATTTTCAATATCATTAGAAGACATTAATGTAAAAAGTTTGGAACATTATATTCATTCATTGTTAAAATCATACAGAATTGAAGGAGAAGTGTTTAGAATTGATGTTGAAGAAGCAAAGTGTATAATGATGGGTGTTGTAAATAGAAGTAAATTTATTCAAATAACTAATCAATCAGAAAGACAATTAAAACTAAGAAAATTATTCGAACAAGAAATGTCTATTATGAATGACGAACCCATAAAAAAGATATCAACAAATGAAATTGCTTGTCAAACTGATTTTGACGACCAAGTTCCATTGTCATATCCAATCATTACTACTAACATTGATTTATATAAAAGATTTGATGCTTATATTGAAGAGTGTTGTCTTATTGGTGAAACACTAGAGGTGTCTTCTGATGACATTATTGGACAATTTAGATTATGGAATAGAAAAGTATCAAATGAATTAAAAATGGCAATTTCGGATTATCTAAGAAGAAGATTTAAACATGTTAGATTGAAAAAACAGGATAAAAATCAGGTTCAGTATGGGTTTCAAGGAGTTATGTTAAAACTTGTTGATTATAAACCTTCTATTTTAATAACAGAAGTTGAAATATTTGTTCATGAAAAATGCAAATTTTCACCAAGCGGTAAAATATTTGTAAGAACCTTGATTGATGAATATAAAGAATGGAAACGAAATACAAGTAGAACAATTAACAGTAAAGATGAAAAAGAATTAAGACAATATTTGAATAGTCATCAACATATATTACCAGCAGTTATTTGGAAGCCATATGAAAAGAAAATTAATGAAGATGGTTCAAATAATACAACTGAAAACCATACAATGAGTAATGATGGATATTATGGAATATCTTTAAAAAGTGAAGATGAAAAACATTATAAAAATACAAGTAATAATGGAAAAAAAGTTGAAAAGAGGGATTTTCATACAGATACAGTATTGGAAACATATGAAACAATTGCCAAAGCAAAAGAAGAAACTAAACTTAGTACAATGACTTATGCTATAAAAACAAAAAGAATTATTAATGATGAATATTACTTTTGTCTTGCTAAAATTTAATGAATGACCTAAAATAATATTATAACATTTCAAATAATCAGTAATGTTATAATAAAGTAAAAAACAAATCTGTCTTAAAATATAGATTTTATATTTGGATAATACATTTTATCTCCTTTTTTAACATTGTATAAGCTAGTAAATATTTCGTTTCTGGATAATGGAACATTTACTCTGTATTTATCTGTTGAATGTGGGTTCATATTAATATAATATTGTATTGACTTTTTATTGATTTTTTCTCTCATTTGAAGTGCAAAATATATAAAAAAATCTTCAATGATTGCTTTTAATGATGACAATTCAACATTTGTTTTATTTAAAAAATCAATATAATATTGAGTGCATATATTAAGTCCGACAATATCAGATATATTTTCTCTTAAATTGGAAGATGAATTTATAGTTAATCCATCTCGTTTAGTAACAAATTCATAATGTTTTTTAATATTTTCTTGAATTTCATTATATTTTTTCATGTCTGTAGATGTCCACCAATTAATCAAATTTCCATTATAATCATATCTTGAACCTATATTATCTAATGAATGTGATAATTCGTGTGCTATTGTAAAACCAATGTTTGCTAAATTATAATCTAATGACGTGTCATTAGTTAAACTAATAAATGGTTCTTGAATGTATGCTAATGGTATATAAATTGAATTTGTAATAGAAGTATAATTTGCGTTAACTATAAATGATTGAGAACCACTATACATAAATGGATATTCTTCCCAATTAATAACAGGAATGATTTTAATTGGCAAATCATTTAATAGTAAATATTCATTATGTTTCCATTCATTATAACTTGACATGTTATGCCATATATCATTATTTATATAATTTAAATCTGGATCATCAACACTGTCTACTGACTCTCCAATTATTATTTTCAAATAATCAAGTTTTAATAAGGCTTGTTGTTTTGTTTTTGGTTCTAACCATGTATTATTTTTAATCATTTTATAACAAACACTTTTTAAATCAACACACATGTTAGTTAAATATTTTATTGAATTTGCATTTGTATATTGTGTAACATATAAGTCACTTAATAGTTTATTATATGAAATTAGTGTAAATCTAATTGCTCTAATTTCATCAGTATAATCATTATCCTGCCCCTTTAATAATTTTAAATAAAAATTATCACATATATGTTTATAATCATGTGTATATCTAATAATTTGTCTAACAAATATTTTAATCCAATATATTCTCCATTTCGGTGTTTTCCATTTCAGTAACATTAATTCACATATATTTTTCAAATAATCCAAATTTGAAACAACAAAATATTCAGGAATTGTTTTAAATCCAAGTTCTTTGCAATATTCTTTAAAATTAAATCTATATTTTTCTAATGCTTCATCCGTATTTACTTTATTATATCCATCTGGGTCATTATTAAAATTTGTTGTTGAAAAACACATAATTATATCTTTCTCTACATCAAAAATGTCTTGTGCATGTCCATATAAATCCTTATTTTCAGTTATATCTAAATAAGTATTCATATATTCAATATATTTATCTGAAATAAATTTATATTTTGGATTGTCTTGGTCTAAATAGATATTTACATCCGCATGCACTGAATATGGGGTTATATGCACACAATAATGTGTTGTCTTTTTTTCATTAGGTGACATGTTAAATGACAATGGTGCGTCACCAGATATCATTTTATTTTTGCTGATTAATGCTAATAATTTCCATAAATTATTATTATTTGGATCATTTATCAATTTATCTATTTTATTTATATGATTATTTATATACATTTTACATTGCTCTTTTGAAATTAAATTTTTTGCTGATAAATAAAATTCACGCATGTTAATAATTTCTTTTGATGTAGAATTCGTAGTAATTAAATTTGTATAAATGCCATTTATTTGATTATATACTTTGTCTTGCACTAATCTAAAATTATCTATTTTAGTTATGTATTTTTGGTTATGTAATACTGATACTTTATTTATCCAATTATAATTAATGTAATTATAATAATCATCTGTAGGTTTGAATTTATTTTTAGTTTTTATAAATAACATTAGATCATCATCTTTTTTTTTATAATTTATATTGTATTTTTTCAATTCATTTGATTTATATATTTTTTCAAAACTATTCAAATTTAATAAATTTTCATTACATGTGTCTTCTATGTTACAACCGTATTTACGAGTATATATATTGTGTTTATTATTATTTTTTGGTTTTTTATATATATTTTTTTTAGTATATTTCATATACTACCAAATTATTTTTTTATTTTCAGAATACATATTATCTCCTTTTTTAATATCATAGATAGAATCAAATGTTTTATTTTTGGATAATGCTAAATTTATTAAAATGTGTTTTGATATTGTTGAAATAACTGGAAGAGGCATGTTTATATATTTCCTATCTTCTTTATTCGCATTAACAAAAAACGAAAAAAATGTTTTTATTTTGGATATAGAAATTACATGTGGTAAATCTGTTGTAGCATAATATGATTTTAAATATTCGCAGCATAGATGAAACCCATTTATAAATGCAATAATTTCATTTTCATTACCCTTTATATTAACATTTTGTATTTTATGTTTTTTTGCCAATGACAAATATTCATTAATTGTGTTTGTTTTTAACATTGAATATTTTTGTTCAGTTGCATTTTTCCACCAATAATATAAATTTCCATGATAGTTATAATGACAACCATCATCATCAATAGATTTATACAATTCTTTTGCTATTAAAAACCCAATGTTTGCTAAATTATATATTAATCCTGTTCCTTGTAAATCCATCATTGGAATTTGTATAAATGATGCTGGAACATATATTGCATTTTGTGTGGAATAATATTTAATTGATGGAACAAATATTTGTGTTCCAGTAAATTCAAATGGAAATTTATTCCAATCCATTGTAGGGATATTAATGACATTGGTATTGTCTAATGTTAATAAATAAGCATGTTTCCAGTTATAATATAATGTTATGTTGTGCCAAATATCATCATTCGTATAATTTAAGTCTGGATCATCCACAATTTTTAATGTTTTTCCTACTATTATTTTTAAATGTTCTATGGTTAATAAAGCCTCTGTTTTGGTTTTATTATCTAGCCACGTATTATTTTGAATTATTCTATAAAATACCATTTTTAAATCAGTAATTAATTTTGAAATATAATTAACTCCTGCAACATCATTATATTTTTCAATATAATAATCACTTAATAATCTATTATATGTAATTAAGGTTAATCTAATTCCTTCTATTTCTGGTGTAAAAGGTGCTAATTTTCCATAAAAGTAATCTACAAAAAACTCACGCTGTGGTGTATTATATATTATCTCTGTAAACCTGGCTATTTGTCTTGCACAAATAAAAATCCAATATCCTCTCCATTTTGGAGTATTCCAATTATCAATCATCAATTTACACACCTTTTCAAAATAAACCAAATCTTTAACAATGCATTGTTCTGGCAATTCAGTGTAACCTAATTCTTTGAAAAAAACTTCATAATTAAAATTATATTTTTGCTCATTATTTTTATGTATAATATTATATTCATATGGAGTGGCGTCTACATTTAAACACAAATATATTTCATGATGAACATCAATAATGTCCTGAATGTTAACTCCGTGGTTTTTACCTAGCAATGCTGTAAATATGGCATTTAGCAATTTCATATATTCTTGAGTATTAGTATCACCATCTATTAAATTATGCAAAAATTTGCTCCATTTATTTGTTAAATAAATTGCAAATTTAGTCGTATTTTGTTCATTTGGAGATAAATCATAGGATAAAGGTAAAGATCCTGAAATAATTCTATTTTTATTAAAAAATGCCAACATTTTCCATAAATTATTTTTAGTGGTATCCAACATACACTCATCAATATACTGCACCAGTTCATTTATGTATTTTCTGGCAGTTTCGAGTGAAATTTTTTTTTTGGCAGATTCATAAAAATTGTTAAAATGTTTATTTTTATGTTTATTTAAATTAACCAATTCAATCATTTGATTATAAATTTTATCTTGTAATAAAGTATTTGAATTAATATTTCCAATATATTTTTGAGAATTATTTAATGTTATTTTGTCATGCATGTTTTTAGAAATATATTCATAATAATCATTACGTAATAATTGTTGCATTTCATAGCTATTTTGTTTTTTAAAATAATCTATAATTCTTTTATTATTATTTGCGTTATAATTTTCTTTATTTTCAAAAGAAACATATCCTGGTAATAACACATTACATGTACTATTTTTTGTTGTTTTACCTTGATTTTTACTTTTCTTATAATGCTTTTTTGTTTTAATGATAGACATATAATTAAAACAAATATTATTATTTTGGGTTTGTTATAATTAATCCTTTTTTGAGAAAGGATTTCCGCCATGGTCGCTTTTGCTAGTTAGAATATTGTTTCCCTCAAACAACTCCTTCCTAACATCCGCTGTTGAAATTTCTTGATTTTCTTCTTTCAATTTATGTTCTTGAGTATTTACACCAATTAAATTGCCATTATCATCAATTGACTGAGTTAACACATTCCCAGATTTTTCGGCATTTTTTATATTTTCTTCGATGGCCTGTTGTTTTGTTTCTTTTACTCGCTGTTCAAACGCATTTTTTGCGTTTGTTTCATTCTTTGTCTTCTCGTGCATCAATTTATTCAATTCTTCTTCCATGTATTCTACACGACCTGTTTTATATGCTTCTGGTTCCCAAGGCATCCATAATCCAATTGGACCCACAAATACATCATGATTTGGGTCAACTTCTCTTAACATTTTACATCTTAATTCGGCTTCTTCCAAAGTTGGAAACACACCACGAATTTTTAGTCCTCGTGTGCTCGTCTGGAAATTATGTTCAACACCAAATCTTTTTTCCAGCTCTTCTTCATTATTATCTAAGAAAGTTTTGTATTCATCTTCGATTATTACATTTGTTAGATTAGAACGCTCTTCTTTTACAAAGTCCTTAAAATCTTCTGTCATGTCGTTAAAATTAATGTTGTATTTAAATGATACAAAATTCAAAAATTGTACAAACTTTTCCATTGATTTTGTAAAATCCCACTTCTTTAGGAATTCTTGAAAATAAAAAATTTCCTTTTGCTTTAGAATTTTTTCAGGAGACACAAATGATACACATACGAATTTTTGCCCAGCAATGGGTTTGTCTTCTTCAAGCAAATCTACATATTTTTTATTCTTTTTACCATTTTTAGTAAGTTTCCTTTCAAAATTGATCGGTTTAGGAGGAACAGGAGGAGTTGCCGGCATTTTTTCACTCATTATGTTTAGTTGTTTTCAATTGTTTAAGTTTTTTTCTTATTATTTAAGTTTTTTAATTAATTATGCAAGTTTTTTTCTTATTATTTAATATAATGAACGGATTGGTAAATGTTAATGAATTAATCAAACGAATAATCAAGTATTTAGTTCAAGGTTTAATGGTTGCCATCGTTGCGTTTGCAATTCCTAAAAGGTCTTTAAACCTTGATGAAATCGCAATTATATCGTTGACTGCGGCGGCTACATTTTCTATTCTTGACACATTTTTACCTTCCATGGCAGCACCTGCTCGGTTCGGTGCTGGATTTTCAATTGGATCAAAATTAGTTGGTGGTATTTAAACCGGCAAAAATTTAAAACCTTAATGGCGTTCACCATTAAGGTTCATGATGAAGCGTAGCTTCATTTAAAATGGGACGCCATGGCATCCCAATTTTAAACTTACCTGTCACTGACCCTAAGAATAAATCCGTCTGAGGGCGAATTTAATTCTTCAAGGGTTTAAAAGGAGCTTCGCCCCTTCATTTAGACAGTATGAATAAATTCCCAATCTAATTCTTCGCATATTTGTTTCCAAATACAGTCTTGTTCTATTCTCTTTTCAATGTCTTTTAACATTGGGAAATGTTGCAAATATTGCGTCTCTCCAAGCAATTCACATAATTTATAGGCTGTGTAATAATAATTTAAAAAATTCACTCTATCATCTGGACAAAATTTGGAATAAGGTGCTTGTAATTCTATAAATAAATTACACAATGTATCTTCCAATTCAGGAGACATGATTGGCGGTTTAATACCCAACTTATCTTTAATAAATGGTATGTGTTCATAGTATTTATTATAGCCCAACTTTTTCAATATTTCTTTTGTTTTGTTATTTGTTATATGAGCAATAGAAATACGCTCCTTTTTTATTTGTTGTTTAATGTTTTCAATGACATCCGGAGGTATCTGAGTAGTCTCTTTACCTTGAAATTGTGCCAAAATTTCTTTGAAATGATTTATCCTTTTGTATGCATAAAAACACACTTCTTTTGGTGGCTCTTTATATGAAGGTTTCTCATTTTCTATTAAATATGGAATGTTTTTAAAACATGCATTGCATATTAACATTCCATCATCCTCTAATGGAATTAATTCACCTTTAAAACAAAATTTACATATATCTGATTGACAAATAAATTGATTAATGTCTAAAAAACTGTCATCTATATTACTCAAATATTTATTTACAATGTTTGTTTGACTTTTGTTGTCGGACGAGGTGTCTTCGTTTTCTGGACTTTTTATCTTGAAAAAATTGTCTAGCAATTTATTTTTCGTGTTTTGTTGTTGCTCTTGTTGAATTTCAGAAATGTTTTTTTTATTTTCAAAATAGTCAAATATATATTTAGAATTGTCCAAGTAATACGACTTCTTTTTATTTTTAAGTTCCTTTATGGATTGTTTTATTTCTGTGATTTTATCTTGTATCTCCATGATTTGGTCAATGTTTTTTGAATGTTTTGACTTTTTTAATTTCTCTTCCAAAGAATGCTTCTCCTCCTTTAATTGAGGAATATTATCTGTTTCATCTCTTATAAATTCATTCAAAAATTCATTGTGCTTTCCGTCCAATGTTGTTGAACTCTTTTTATTCATCTTTATCTTTTTTTGAGGTTTAGGCTTAAAACTAGGCATATTATGTTTATTTTTATTACTTTATTTCTCTTTTTTATAAATGGAACAAATTAAAATTAATAAAATTGATAAAAATGATATTGATAAAACTACATTACATAAAATGATCCTATTATTTAATGCTCTCGAAGATGGGTGGACCATTCATCGAAACAATCAATCATATGTATTTTCAAAAAATCACGAGGGAAAAAAAGAGATTTTATTAGATAGTTACTTATTGAAATTTATGAAAACAAATCTTGACTTGAGCAAAATATTGGAGAATTAGTTTATTTGTTATATCTGCGATGGGTCATCTTGTAGTTTACATGCCTTTTTTGCGATTTAAATTTATGTCCGCGGCGTTCTTCGTCATATATCATAAATGTATAGGATTTTTCATTTATGATATATTCATTCTGTTTCTTATTCGATGACATTTTATTGGTTTTATTCAAAATCTGACCATTGCGAATCGGAGTTAGTTGAGAACGACACATTGGACAAGTCAATGGGTATTCTTCTGCTTCTGCATCCAGAATTTCTTTATAATGACTGTAATTTCCAAATAATTCTTCCATGTCTTCTCGTGTATAACATGTGGAGTAATTTGATATATCACACGCATGAACGCATAAGTAATGAAACTTATGTCCGCATTTTGTCAAGACATAATCTCGAGTGATGACTTCCAAGCAAATTGCACACATTTCTTGGTCTTCTTGTTGTGTTTCGTGTTGTGTTTGCATTTTAATTGTGATTGTGTTGGTTGTTAAGTTGATGTTATTAGTATGGTAAAAAAGCAATTCAATTTTTTTAAATAAAAATGATTAATTACATTACTTATTAAATCGACGAAATCTTAATTTACTATTAGTATTTCTTTTTTGCGATTGAAATTTATTTTTTGATGTTGGTTCATCATCGTGCTTACATTTCCAATTGTGGCGTGGATTTATGATTTTAACATCTTGGGCAACAGATAAAGATATCTGATTTTTCGACATTACCTGTTTCTCTTCACGAATTGATTTTATAGGAGAACGACACAACGGACAACTTAAAGGTGAATCGTTATCATTAATATCTATCATTCTTTTATAATAACTGTAATTTCCAAACAATTCTTCTAATTCTTCAGGATCATAAAATTTACCACGATGTGTCATGTCACATTGATGAATACATCCATAATGAAATTGATGACCGCATTTTGTCGTAAACAAATCACGATTATTTACCTCTTCCAAGCAAATTGCACATATTTCATGTGTGGATGTCAAGGTTGTTTCGTTTTGTGATTGCATTTTAATTGAATTGGTTGTGTTGGTTGTTAAGTTGTTGTTAGTATCATGGTAAAAATCAAATCATTTTTTTAATTTACAAACAAACAGGTTTCCATTTATATCCATTATAAATCTCTCCAGTTTCAGTAATTCGTCGTATGATTGCCGTTGAAATCTGTGCGACATTACACACTTCACGATTGGAATTGTATGTTTTAATTATTTCATTTGTTTTTGGATCTATTTGTTGCACTTTTTTAGAACAAGCAGACACATATTTCTCTGGGAGTTTTGAATGAGATAAATATTCGGTTTGCATTTCTTGTGAACACGCGTCAAAAAAATTCCAATACATTCCTGAAGAGAGTGATTGTTGTTGAATTGCTCGTGTGAAACTATTACATTTCATGTTTCTCGCTTCAACTGCTTGTTTTTGATTTGAATATACTGCTAGAATTTTTGTTTTTTTAATATCAATCATTGCTATAAACTGCACTTCTGGAGAAACATTTTTGGTCTCTTTCGTTGGTTCCAATTCTTGAGGAGGCTCTTCATTGCGATTTACATATAACCACCTGAACCCTTTGTAAATGGTATTATTTTTTGATGCCAATTTTAATGGAGTTGGAGAGAATGTTGCGTTTTGTCTCTCTACATCTGATGGACCATTATACATTTTAATTGGTGTTGTCAAATTATCTGGATTATATTGATATATTTTGGGAATTCTACTACTATGATTTCGTTTTCTAATTGTAAATAATTGTGGTTCTTCTTTGGAAATTTCTTTTTCTTCTTCTTCTTCTTCTTCACTGTTTTCTTGATTTTTAATACTTTCCTCTATTTTTACAATTTCTAATTCAATTTCTCTCTTTTTTAATTTAAATGTGTTCAATTCTTGTTTTGATTTTTCACATTCTATTTGGGTTTTAATTAGTTCTTGTTTTGTTTTTTCATATTCTATTTGTTTTGATTTTTCACATTCTATTTGGGTTTTAATTAGTTCTTGTTTTGTTTTTTCATATTCTATTTGTTTTTCAAATAATAATATTTTGTAAATACTTTCACTTTCATATTCAGCATTTACTTCATTTTCATTATTTGCAGGTTGGTTTATTATTTTAATTTCAAAGAGGGACTGATTCTCTTTTAATTCAAGTCCTTTAATTTCTATTTGCAGTTGCAGTTTTTTTATTCTTATATTAGAAAGTTCATAGTTTTTTTCCGAAAGTTCATAAAATGAAGTCATTATACATATTATTAAATGTGTATATTTATATTGTTTAATTAAACATTTACGATTGTGTTAATAAGTTGTGTTTATAACATTATTCAATATAGTAATCGAGGAATGTAATAAATTATACTATTTATTTCTCTCAATACATTTGACAAATCAAATGATGGTTCATTAGGATTATATCTTATTATTTTATTTCCTAATGATAATAAATGTTTTTCTCTAACCTTTTCTTTTATTGGGTCTCGGTCTTCGTGATTATTTTCATCACATTCAATGATTAATTTATAATTAATAAAATATAAATCAACTCTATATTTATCAATTATAAATTGTCTTTTGCAATCAATTATACCTTTAAATGAATTTTCAATAAATCCTATTGTTTGATTTTCAACACACATCCCAATATTTACACATTTTATGTTATCATTAATATCAACAATATATCTATTTCTAAAATTATATGAGTTTTTAAATAATTCAAATGCTTCTTCTGTAAGCAAATATATTATTTTATTTTGTCCACCATATTGTTTAACATCTGTTTTAATATTAATATATTTAATATAATGAATATTTTCCTTATAATTTTTCTTTAAATTGTCTGTTAAACTTGCTTTTCTGGAAGATAAATATAATAATTCATCTAAATTTCGGATAAATAAATTCATTTTTATTTGTTTATTGGTTTAATATATAACTTAATTTATTTCATTTTTTTATAATCAATAACATATTTTATGAATTGTTTAACGCAGAATAGCTCGTAGCGGTTATTTTGTAATCTACCCCATCATTAAATTTTTTTATCAATAATTGTTTTGCATCACCTTTTCTTGAAAATTGAATTTCTCTCCAAACCATATCAAAATCAACCACAAATGCGGTATTATCCTTTCCATATTGTAAATATAAATAATAACTTGTCATAAACAATTCTTCATCTGTTTCACTCATTTGAGATTTGATTAAAGTAAAGAGTTCGTCGTTTTTATGATTCAATGCGCTTGTGATAACTTCCATTATACTATATTATATGCGGGTTATTTAAGTGATTTCATATAAACTTTGATTGTCCTTAAAATAAAATTGAACTGATTTTTAACCATATAGTTATCTTTAACACAATGGAACAATCTTTAAAAAAGAAGTGTGAAACAAAAAAATGTCCTCACGGAAAAATAAAATATCGATGCAGAGACTGTGGTGGTGGTGCGTATTGTCAACATAATAGAAGAAGAGAGCATTGCAAAGAGTGCGAAGGTTCTAGTATTTGTCAACACGGAAATAGAAAATATCGATGCAAAGATTGTGGAGGCTCATCTATATGCGAACACGGAAAAGAAAAAAATTATTGCAAACAATGTGGTGGCGTTGGTATTTGTGAACATGGTAAATATAAACGACACTGTGTTGAATGCGATGGTGCTGAAATTTGCGAACATCATAAAAGAAGAGATATTTGTATTGACTGCAAAGGAAACGCAATATGTGAACACGATAAATTAAGGTCATATTGTAAAATATGTGACGGGTATCGTTTATGTAAATCTGAATGGTGTTACACTAGTGGAAATACAAAATACAACGGGTATTGTACTAGATGTTGTATTTATTTATTTCCCGAAATACAGGTATCTAGAAATTATAAAACAAAAGAAACTGATGTGGTAAATAGAATAACCGAGACCTTTAGGGATTTTACTTGGGTTCACGATAAAAAAATTATAGATGGTTGTTCTAGACGACGTCCTGATTTATTGTTAGATGTTGGCAGTCATATTATAATTATTGAGATAGATGAAAATAAACACAATTTATATGATTGTAGTTGTGAAAATAAAAGAATAATGGAAATCTCAAGAGATTTAGGACATCGTCCAACTGTATTTATCCGATTTAATCCGGATGATTATATTAATGATGATGGTGCAATAATAAAGTCTTGTTGGAAAATAAATAAATCGGGATTATTGAATATTATAAAATCAAAAGATAAAGAATGGGAACACCGCATTGAAGTGTTAAAAGACCAAATAAATTATTGGATAAATAATGTTACAGAAAAAACAATAGAAATTGTAGAATTATTTTATTAAGTAATTAAATTTAATTAAATCAAAAATATAATTTTTTTTTCTTTAGTAATAATATAAATTTTATGGCGGGAGGGCTGATTAAACTTTAACTAGTCAACAACAGGGGGCTTGAAAAAAGTGCAACCCTCTAGTGTATAAATTGTAAAAAATTATACGCGACACCATAAATTGCGGGAACCTCCTAAAGCTTTAGCTACCACTTTTATTTTGAAAAATATAAAAGGAACTCGGGTAATGACCGAACCCAATGGTAAAAACGCTAAAGATGAAACAATGGAAAATCCGCAGACAAGTTCCTAATTGCGTTATAGTAAGCATATGGAAAAATTTCAACGACTACAATCGGTGGATGTCAAATGATGGTCTAACTAGCCTGATGATGTTTAATGTATAGTCTGGTCCTGTCGCGAAAGGTCAGGTGATTGTGTATTAATAAGCATATACAATCTGTAAAACATAAACGGCAATTAGTAGCTTATGGTGCACAAGATGTTTACCTTACAGGAAATCCTCAAATCACTTTCTGGAAGGTGACTTACCGAAGGTACACGAACTTTTCAATTGAATCTATTGAGCAGACTTTTAATGGACAGGCTGATTTTGGTCGTCGTGTCCAGTGTGTGATTAGCCGAAACGGTGATTTGGCTTACCGCACCTATCTTCAGGTGACCCTTCCTGAGATCAACCAGCAAATGGGAAATGGACAATCATACTCCGCAAACAACAACAGTGCTGGTGTGTATGCTCGTTGGTTGGATTATCCTGGAGAGCAGCTTATTGCTCAGGTTGAAGTTGAAATCGGAGGTCAGCGAATTGACCGTCAATATGGTGATTCCATGCACATTTGGAATCAGCTCACTATGACGGCTGAACAGCAACGCGGATATTTTAAGATGATTGGTAACACGACCCAGCTTACATTTATTACTGATCCATCTTTCTCTGATGTTGATGGTCCTTGCGACTCTCAAGCTCCTCGTCAGGTGTGTGCTCCTCGCAATGCTCTTCCTGAAACCACTCTTTACATTCCTCTTCAGTTTTGGTTCAACACCAATCCTGGTTTGAGTTTGCCTCTTATTGCCTTGAATACTGTAGGGCAGAAAAGTATCCATCCTAAAGAACCTGAGCTCTTCTTTAGGGAAAATATGTTAGGGTCTCAGAATTATTCCCAGATGCTAGTTGCTTGTTGTTAATTCAACTTGCAGCGACAAGACCAAATTGTTCGGGAAACTCTTAAAGCTGTAAAATAAAATTGATTTGTATTATATTAAAATGAAAACATTAATTAAAACAATGACACAAAAACACTGTTGTAAGTGTAAAATATTATTAGAATTAAGCAACTTTGGTAAATTAAAAAATGCTCCTGATGGTTATAGATATGATTGTAAAGATTGTAGAAAACAATTTAGATTAGATAATGCTGAACAAATTAAAATTAGTCAACATGAATTCTATGAAAAAAATAAAGATGAATTATTAGTTAAAAACAAAGAATATCGTCTACATAAATCAATCACAATCAATAATCAAAGGAAAGAATATAGAAACCGTCCAGAAGTTCAAAAACATATTAAAATCAAAAATAAGGAATATCTTCCAATAAGAAGTGTAAAAACAAAAGAAAGATAATTTTGGAATGGTTTGGCAAATAGACCATATTCTTCCTATAAATGGATTTGATTTTACACAAGAAATAAATAAATATATATGTTTTAATTGGACAAATTTACAACCGCTTAGTTGCTTTGAAAATAGAAGTAAATCTGATAAATTAGAATTACACTATTACTTTAATAATATTGTTAATGTTTTTCGTTTTAATAATAAATACAATCAATTTAATGGGTACCAATTTTTAAGCGAAAGTTTGAAATGGCTGAGAAATAATGAACTCAGGTATGGTAAAAATCCCACAGATGAAGGCAAATAAGCCTGAAATAGACAATCCGCAGCCAAGCCTCTAAGTCCGTTATGATAAGGATATGAGGAAGGTTCAACGCACTTACGGTTTTGGACTTGAAGTGTCTAATCAACACTAATGATGGTTTAAGATAAGTACTACTCCCTCTGTTACATGAAATACACCGAAAGGTGGGGTATAACGTGATGTACAGTATCACGAAGTTAAAATCAATCTCGATATTCGCCCAATTGACCAGTGTTTGTGGGCAGTTACATCTCTCACCTGTCCTAACTCTGCTAACTCTCCTGGCAATCCGGTTCCTGCCACCATTGCCTACAATCAGTCACTCGTAGCTGCTTCTCTTTATGTTGATTACGTGTTTCTCGATACGGACGAACGTCGTCGTATGGCACAGAACCCCCATGAGTATTTGATTACTCAGCTACAGTTCACCGGCGACGAGTCTGTCGGATCTTCTAGTAACAAGATTAAGCTCAATTTCAATCACCCAGTGAAAGAATTGATATGGGTTGTGCAGCCTGATCAGAATGTGGATTATTGCTCATCACTCAGCTGCGACGCCACTCTTTTCAAGGTTCTTGGTGCACAGCCATTCAACTACACGGATGCTGTCGATGCTCTTCCAAACGCAATCCATGCCTTTGGCGGACCTCAATCTG